GAAATAATTAGTGACTGTTTGAGAGTTTCTCCCCAAGCTTCTCTACTATCTCCTGTTGGGATGACGAAGCAATTAAGGAGTTGAGCTTTAGGTCTTCCAGAGCCATACCAGATTCTTCCTCCTGGCATGAATCTATTCGTAACAATTTCTCTTGCGAAGCGTCCAAACCACTTCTGTTTGTCGCCATTCTCCGCAGCTGCAACGTGTTCAGCAACACGAAGAGAAGCCATTTCCCACGTTTCATTCTCGTCGTAAGCATAGCTTCTCTTGAAAATCTCCATTCCCAAATCGTCAGGCTGGAAGACGTTTTCTTTCGTCTCCAAATCTAATACTGTCATATTCTTACCTCTTTAACTTCTAAACTTTGTAAAAAACTAATGGTACACTAACGACGAAAGAAAATCTAGTAACCAAACGCTTGAAGTGTTAGATCGAAGTCGCCAGTCTCTCTCACAAGTTCTAACATCTTGCCAGCTATCTCTTGAATTTCAAGTTGCGCATCAGGCTTATAACGCAATCCCAAAAAATGAGCAAAGCTCCTGAAATTAAAGCCAACATCGAGAGTAAGCTGGTTCGCATAAGGTAATATGAATCGGGCCGATTCTTTTGCTCTTTTTCTGTCATAACCTCTGTTCTCCAATTGTTCTAAAAACCAATGATACTGATGAAAACAATCATCTATTTGATCTTCATATTCTTGTTTTAAATCTTCTGGCCAATCGCGGGGAACATAATATTTATCTTCTTTTAATTCTTTATATCTAGCTGATTCAGCGTTAACACTTACTCCAATTCTATGTTTGATAAAATGAATATGTGATGCTGTATCACAAGTGACTAAAAAATGAAGATAAGACTTCTCAAATGGTGTGTGATGTTTATTCTGCGCAAGAAACGCAAGAAGCTTATCTATACGATTTTTCTTATCCTCAGTCAACTCTCTAGAAGTAGAAGTCCAGGCAGAAAGAGCGTGCGCTAAATCACCACCATAATGACCAATTAGCTCTACTGAATTATTCATATCTATACTTGTTAAGAACTGTTTGTTTATCTTCCAAGATAATTGTTGTTCCTCCACTTGAATCAAAAGAAATTGAAGACACAATAAATCTATCTGGAAGAACTCTTGCTCTTTTGTGAATTTCCCACCATTTTTTAGGCTTACAAATTTCTACTTCGCCTCTATAGAATTTCACACTCTCACTCCTGATTCAATCATTGATTGTGGACTGCATCTGACCCATTCAGCATTCTCTCTAAGCTCTTGCAAATTAGTAGCACCTGCATATGAGATTCCAGATCGAATTCCCCATGCGAGTTTCTTGATTGTTTCTGTAACCGATCCAGTTCGTTGCACAATTCCCGATATTCCTTCTGGCGCGTTATGGCCATTAATTCTTTTAGATGCGTTTCCATAATATTCTCCTGGGTTTGGAGCTTCGTCACAGCCCGCTAAAAGTCTACCAATCATAACAGAATCAGCGCCAGCAGCCAGAGCTTTAACTATATCGCCAGAATTTCTGATTCCTCCATCTGCAATGATTCTTATATTAAAATATTGTTTTTCTTTTGTGCAATTCATGATTGCTGAAAGTTGGGGGTAGCCAAAACCAGTTACTTCTCTAGTCGTACAAGCTGCTCCTGGCCCAATTCCAACTTTAATAGCATCTGCTCCTGCATATGCTAAAGCTTGTGTTCCTTCTTGAGTTGCAACATTTCCAGCAATCAAATATAATTCTGGATAATTTTCTTTCCAACCTTCGATAAAATCAAGAACTTTTTCGCTGTGTCCATGAGCAACGTCTAGAAGAAATAATGCTGCTCCACGATTAGCAAGAGCTTCTGTTCTTTCCATTCCGTCTCTCAATCCAATTGAGATTATTCCTTGTCTTGAATAATCCCACATTTTTATTTGATCTTCAGTGGAACAAAATCTATGAAGCGCTCCCATGCCACCAGAGATATGCATAGCAAAAGCCATTTCTGGCCCTGTAACGCTTGGCATATTTGCAGAAATTATAGGAACTTCAACAGGATAGTCTATTACTATTTCAGAAGAGATATCTGCATCTTTTCTACTATCTAAAATTCCTTCTTTTGGAACAAGAAGTAAATCGTCAAATGAATAAGCTTCTCTAATCATGTGCTGTAAATACGTGACTCGTATCCCAAGGGCGGAAGTCCATAGTGTTCATATCCCAATAAAGCTCAGTATTTGTATTCATTCCGTCTCTATTTTTTAGAAGCTTAACTTGCATTTGCTTATTTGTTTTCATTTCGTCATTTCTATACAAACCTAACACTAAGTCAGAATCTTGAACGATGCTAAGTCCAAATCCAACGTTATCAAGCTCTGCACCAGAATCAGCAGACAAACGATTTGTTTGAGCAACACCAACAATTGGAATCTTTGTTGTTCTAGCAATCTGCTTCAAATTTTGAGTGAGATATTGAATCTTCTCCCAAGTCTGTCTTCCTGCTGACTTTTGCGTACTCATCAAAGTAATATAGTCAATATACAAAATGTCTGGTTGCCATCTAATTAACTCAGCATACGCTCTATCAACAGTGAAATCTCTAATATCATCCATGACGATCATATCGTTTGGATGTTGTTTAACTGCTTCTGCTCTATTTTTCCAATTCTCTATATCTTCGTCTCTAAGTTTGTGAGACTTCAAGTTGTGATATTCGAAATGAGTAAGCATTGTATCCCACTTTCTAAAGAGAGACTTTGCTTCCATTTCTAGAGAAACGAGCATTGGAGTTTTTCCTTGTGACCAAGCATTGAACATCATCCATTGAGCAAGAGTAGATTTTCCTGTTCCAGTCCATCCCATGATAGTTACATATTCGTGAGGCTGAATTCCAAGAGTAAGACTATCAAGTATTGGGATTCCCATCATCACTGATGGGTCTTCATCTGGATCAAAAGCTTCATACTCTTTAATTCTTTGTTCCATATCAGAAAACTTATGAAGCTTTGCAGCAGGAACAAGAGAAGCTAGTTCTCTACTTTTCTCTAAGAACAGAGAGTCAATATCTGCTACTTGTTGAGGATCATCAATTGCTTCTGCTAAATCTCTAACAGCATCTATTGCGTGTCTTCTTTTAACTTGAGTTTTAAACTGATCTAAAAGATAGTCAAAAGATTCGTCACAAATCTCAAAATTATGATCTGGAAACTTTTCTCTAGTAGTTTGAAAACTTGGTGCTTGCTTATATCTTCTAGCATGTTCTGAGATAAAAGAGAAGATTTCTTGATTCTCTTCTTCATTAAAGTGAAGCTCATTTATGCCAGCAGAAAGTAGTTGTTGCACTCGCCCTGTTTGGGCTGTCTTTGAAATCAAAAGGCGTTCATAATCCATTTCTAAACAGTAGCACGAACTCAGACGATAAGCAAGTAATTAGTATGTCGCTAGAATCTGTTTAACTTTGTTCGCTCTCTCGTCTAGCGACCCTGTAACATTTTGAAAGTCAACACCAAGCGAACAAAGATTTCTATAGATTTGTTCTTGGAATTTCTCTGCGTTGCCATTCTTCAACTCTCTAGTTCCATCATCGACCCAAGCGAAGTCGTTGTCACAAAAAATCCAAATATATTCATCTTTAGTTTTCTCTACAAGCTCCCAAAGTCGAGCATCATATGTTTTGTCGTACATGAGATTCCACTGAAGAGTTGTCCAAGAGTTTGTATCACAAAAAAGATAGTCTCTAGAATGCAATGTTGCTGCTTGCTCTCGTCTATATTGATTAGTAGCAATTTTGAGCATATCAGCAAAACTTCCAGTTAGACCTTGCTTCTCCCACAACTCTCTACCATATTCGTGAACCCACAACGTATCAAACTCTTCTGCCATCGCTCTAGCTAAAGTAGATTTTCCAGTTGATTCTGTTCCAACAAAAACTACTTTCTGAATTAGAGAGCGATAGACAATTGGATCAAGCCAACCTCTATGTTCATAAATATTCTCTCTAATTTCTGTTCCGGAGATAGGGACTAGCTCTCTCGCGGCATCTACAACTATATTTTTAGCGCCTAACGCTTCTGCAAAAGCTTCGCCATAATTTTCAGAGCTAAATACAAAATCAAATTTTCCAAGAAATTTAAGATCGTCTGCGTATGCTTGTGCCCACTTTGGTTCATCTTTCTCCTTTTGAAGCATATCTGCTGGAAGGATATCATGACGAGGAACGATATTTTCAAGTTGAGGATAAAGCTCAATCAACCACTTCCATCGTTTCTGCATTGGCATAGCAGGGTAGTGACCTTCTGGCGATGAATCATACATCACTACAGTAAGGTCATCTACCCTCGCTAGTCCAGACTCGATAAGTAGTTGGTGTCCTCTATGTAGAGGCATGAACTTTCCTACTACGAGTCCTCTATACATTAGATATTTACCTCCTTCATTCCATCTTCGGTCGCAATATAAAGAGGCGTTTTTTCTCTGTCTTTCTTCTTTAGAGATTCCTCTTCTTCATCTGGAACATCTTCTACACCAGCTTTTTCTTCTTTGCGCCAATGATCGAATCCAACAATATCAATTGCCGTATAGACAAATGTTGCTGCAAATGGCCCCCACAACTTTCCTTGAACTGTTAGAGGCCAAAAGGCTAGATTGCTTAGAATCCAAGCGATCCAATTTCCCTTGTATCTAAATGCGTCCCCCCAAATTGCGAGAACTGCAAATAGAACAGAACCAATTTCTAGAAGCCACCATGCATTAAGTGAAGTTGGCCAATAAGCATAAATTGCAACTCCAATTGCAACAGTCGTAAAAAAAGTTACAATTCTGTCTGAAATTCTAGACCAATTAATTCCAATACCTCTTTTAACTAAGAACCATTGAACCATTCCAGAAGCGCAAAGAGCAATTGTAATAAACTGATATGCTCCAAGTGCGTTTAATCCAGACTGAAAGAACAAAATGCCCCACAAAATTGAGTAGGCAACTGTCCACAACCAATACATCTGATCTTTATATACAAGATATACAGTAGACCAAATTGCAGCAATTGTTCCGCCCCATTGTGCGGTAAATCCTAATCCATAATACTTATAGAAAAGAATATTTGTGACTACAAAGGCTACTGCTGTAAGAATGTAAGACGTAACATTAGATACGTACTTACGATACTTCTCAACCATTGTTTCCTCCTTGTTGTTTTGTTGTCGGAGCCGATCAGGAACGCTCCGTTACCATGATTATAGCAAACTTTACTTAGGTGAGCAAGTCGGACAAATTACGATAATTCCATTTCTATTATCGTCTTGGCGTTCTTTTCCAGTACGATTACATCTAGGACAATATCCAGATGAGTCTGACATTATTTCCTTTCTTACTATTAGTATAGAAAGTGTTTGCTCATTCTCACTTCGTTCGAATTTCGCTTCACACTTTCTTTTTTCTACCTCTTTAAACCAATTTTAGCAACCTTAGCTGAAAAATTTTCGTTTGTCAAGTAATTGATAATCGTTTGGAAATCAGTTTATTTTATGATATATTAACAGCATGACTGATTGGACTCCCGAAAGAAGAGAAAAGCAGCGAGAAATTGCTAAGAAGCTAGTTGAAGAAGGCAGATTTGGCGGTGCTGGCAGGGGGCAAGGCAGACCCAAAAAGCCTAGAGCTTCTGAAAGAGTAGCAGAACTCGTTGCTAGGGATGGTCAGAAAATTTATGATCGCTTAATGAAAATTCTAGAAGAAGGAACAGATTCCAATTCTATTCTTGCAATTAGAGAAATTAGAGCGATTGAAGAAAATGAGAGAAAAATTATAGATCAAGAAGATCAGCAAGCTATTGACAATCTTAAAAAAGATCAATTACTTGCACTTGTTATTACACAACTACTAGAACTAGGAGATAAGGGTGTCATCCCAGGAGATATCATTGAAGGAGAAGCTATCGACATTACCGATGAGCGACCTCCAGAACTTGGCGAAGCAACTTAAAGCTTTAGAAAAAGATGCTCCTGAGAGGGGGCCAAAAACTGATGAAGAATTACACGCTTGGATTGAAGACAATCTTGGAATGTCAATTCCTACTACTCCTGTATGTGAGGGACATTGTTCTCCATTTGAATTTCTTTCTGATCTTTATTTCGAACGAACTTCTTCTGCTTTAGCTATGGCTAATAGAGGCGGAGGAAAAACTGAAAATTCAGCGATCCTTCATTTATTAAATTCTTTATTTAGACCAGGGTGCGAATCTGGAACAGTTGGAGCGCTTTTGCTTCAAGCTAATAGAGCTTACGATGTGTTTAAGTCTGTATTAAAGCTTCATGGAAATGTTTCTAATGAAGAAGACCATAAAGATATTGTCAGATCAATTCAAGATATTACTGAGTTTAAAAATGGATCAGAAGTCAGAATCATTCCTGGGACAGTCGCAGCAGTTAATGGTCCCCATTGGCAGAAATTTCATACGGACGAGTTAGATTTGATGGATAGCAAGGTATTTCAAGAGTCTCGCCAGATTCCAATGAGTAAGCCTGGGATCAGAAAGACCCAATGGATTACTTCAACAAGAAAATCTGCAACGGGACCAATGCAGATGCTAATTAATTCAATTACTGATGCTTTAAAAGATGGACACAAACCTCCATACAAACTTTATACTTGGTGCGTTTTTGAAACTGCACAAAATGTTCCAAATTGTCGAATTGCAAATCCCGATCTTCCAGAAGAAGAAAAATGTCAATGTCAGACTGTGGCAAAAGGTAAGTGGGATGATGGATCAGTTAGAACATTCGATCAAATTTGCAAAGGCAAGTTTGCAAAATCTCAAGGATACATACCCCTTGAAGATATTTGGGAAACATTTATGTCTTCAAACTTGGACACTTGGGAAGCTCAGCAAGAGTGCGCTAAACCAGAAGTTGGAGGAATGGTATTCAAAACTTGGTCTAGAGAAAGATATGGAATCAAATGGTATGAGCCTGATCCTTCTAATGGATTGATTTTTATGGGAGTTGACTTTAGCGGGGGAGCAGTACCAAATGCTGTTACTTGGTATCAGCTTTTGAGAAATGATATTACAGTTCATGGTCATGATGATGTGAGGGGAAAGCCAACAAAAAAATTGAAAGCTGGAACTAGAATTGCTTTTGATGAAATATATAAAGCTAATATTGGAAACACTGAACTTGCTGATTTAGTAGTAAGTAGAGAAGCGGCTTGGCGAAAGAAATATCCAGATTTTGCTGTAGCTCGTCGTTTCCCCGACCCTGCTAATAAGCAAGCTAGGCACGATTGGGCTTATCATAATCCTCCTCTTTACACAGCCTTTTACTGCACGAGAGACATTAAAGAACAGATTAAAACTTGCAAACAAATAATGAGAGACGATATGTTTGCTATTGATTTAACAAGATGTGAAATGATGCAACATGAATTTGATGCATATCACTATCCCGAAAAAAAAGATTCAATGATTGATGATCCCGAAATTCCAGTAGATGATTTCAATCACACTATGTCTAACTTTAGATACACAATGGAAAATCTAAAACATATTGAAAAGAAGCTTCAAATTAAGCCAGGAAGACCAGGGGCAGCGCCAACACCACATCAAACTAAAAGTCCAGTAAAATCAACGACTCCTAGATATCATCCAATAGTTAGCACTCCTGATTATTAGATTGTGTATTGCTAATAATCTTGTTATAATGAAAGGTACTTATGGAAGAATTTACTAATGAACTTGGAAGACTTGCTGGATTTGCTCAGACAAATGGAAATGATGAGGAATCTAAACGTCGCCTTGCTAAGAGATTAAGCCAAAACAGAACTGTCTCAGCACAAGATTCTAGCCTTAATTGGGTACGTTGGGGCAATCAAGAAAATTGGCTTGGTCAGCCTTTCAGCGTAACAAAAATTCCTCTTTCTAAACTAGAGCAAATGAGTAGAGATTCAATGATTTCTCTAGGGCTCATGTATGCAAAAATTCCTTTAGTTCGCGCCCCTTGGTATATCAAATGTGACGATCCCAAAATAGCTGCTTTCATAGATGGATCTTTAAGAACAATTTATGGAAGATTTATTCTTGCTTATTGCAATTCATTTAATTATGGATTTTCTGCAATCATTAAAAGATTTGAAACCGTAGACAGTGTTCCTTGGACATATGTTGATAATTCTGGCGAACAACCAGAAGAAAAACCAGTTTGGACAGATAATTCAATCAAGCCTCTAGTTTGGAAAGAGTTTTTACCTCTAAATCCAAGAACAGTAACTCCTCATTGGAGCGCGAGTGGAGATTTTGCTGGCATTGATTTATTCCCAAGTGTAACAAGCGACTATACAACAGGATCGGCACAATTTCCTTTTGAATCTAAGGGTCGTGCTGCCGATATTCCTCTTGATTGGGCTTTGTGGGCAACAAATGAAAAAGATTCAGTGTTTGGTTCGCTTTGGGGTTATCCTCGAATTGGGTATGCATACAGATATTGGTGGAGCTATTGGTACAGATTTGGTCTAGCAGATAGAGCATTTGAGAAGTGGGCTGATCCTCCAATTGTAGTTAGACACCCAACTGAGGTTGGTCTTGATACTACAACAGGAGAGAATGTAGATTACTCGGCAGAAGCGCTTGGACTAGCAGAAAAGATTAGATCAGGAGCTAACGTTTCATTGCCATCTGATCCAGTAACAGGTCTTGATGATCGAATTCTTAATATGCGTCAATGGGAAATTGACAGTATTGAAACAGAAGTTCAATGGGATGCTCTTAATACAGCATTTGAATATCTTGACGTTCAAAAGCTCAGAGCGATTCTAGTTCCAGAACAAGCTCTTATTGAAGGAAAAGGCGGCACATCATCTAGAAATGTAGCTCAAGTCTTTGGAGATTTGTTCCAAGAATTCCAAGCTGTAACAATGGAAGAAATTG